CCCCAGTCGACGTAGTCCCATCCGGACTGTAAACCTTAATCGCAGTCCCTACTTCTGAATAAACTTCTTCTAAATCCACCCCGATGCTCATGTCCCTAAGCTTCTCCCAAGAATATTATAAGTAAATGTATTCGCAATGTAATCCGGGAATGAAATACCGCCAGCAGCCGCAGGAAAGGACTCTGGATTCTCTTCAACCGCATGAAGAAAGTCTTCGTCCATCTTCTTCAGCAACGCAAGATAGTGATCAAACCTCTGATTAAGATTTATCTGCTTATACTTAAACTTATCAGCAGATTGAATCAAAAAGATTTGGAGAATATGCCTTTTCCCTCTTTCGATTGTCCAGTACGATTTAAAAGAATCAGTAATTGGATAGGCCCACTGGAGTTCCGCGAGTGTCTTGTCGCTGGCCTGATCAAACGCATCATCTGCAACCTTGGAAGCAAGAGTACCCATCTCAACAGAGATTTGGTCTGTAAAATCAGTGAGATCAGTTACCGCCATTTCACTTCTCCGTCTTGGCCAACTTTGCCCTTAATGAGGTGGCTTTGGCCCTAACCTTGGCCTTGACCTTCTTTGGTACAACTGAGTTTAATTTAACCGGTTTTGGTTTAGCTGACTTTGCTACAATAGACTCAGGTAAAATCTTAAGTGTCCCACGTTTCAACTTCAACTCATCAAGGATAAACTCAGGAAGTGTTTCCTCTGTTCCCTCAAAAACAGTGCCCATTGAAATCAACCCACCTGGGAACCTGTCGCTCATTGCTTTATTTTTCAAAGTGCAGGTAGTTATAACTTTCATGTACTCTCTCCTTAGAGATTATACTGCATTTCTTAAATTTAAAGTAAAAGAGCCCGCATAATGCAGGCTCTTTGTTATTCTACTCTGCAATGTACTCCTTAGTACACTGTTAATTTATAAGACGTATCCGGATGGTACAATACCGGGAGTCCTTTGTCTTGAACACGCAAATACACACCTTCTGGATCCCACTGATCCTTTGTATCCGCAAACATACCCCAATTCCTGCCAAGACCATGAGGAGCTTCCATGAATTCAGCTATGGATTCTCCACCAGCATTGTCAGCAAACATAAAAAAGACATTATTCGGAATGAATTTTTTCCGCATAATGATCTTGTCCTCACCGGCCTTAAATGCCAAAGCAGGACCTGCTACTACCTGAACTGTCCCAGCTTCCACATCCACTGCCTCTATGACTTCATCTTCCCAAACATTGACTGCACTCATGTCTACAAAGCGAGCAGTTCCGCCCACCTCAAAGTCCGAAGCGTCATCAACGTAACATACATAGGAAGCCCCACCACCAGCGGCCACGTTTGTAGTCAACCAACCAGTGATCTCAAACATCTCATCATAGATTGTAAGCGGCCCGACACCCAAAAGGGTACCAATGACCTTGGATGGGTTCTGAAAGAGGTCCCCATTCCCAAAAGCACTCTTTGTAAGCAGGGCTTGAATCGAAGCCTTCATGAGAAGGACTTTCAGCAATTCGCTATTGCAAACTGCATGATTACTTTGAGAAAGTGAATCTTCAGATATAATCAGTTTCCCAGCAAAAATATCTTCAACGGGTGTTGAGTCAGCGTGTGTGACATTCCAACAATCATTGCCCGTCAATGTTACCTGGTGCGTAGCCGGAACCCCATAACTGACACTGATTCTGGTTCCACCCTTCTGAACATAAGAAAGGGTCCCATTTATCAGCATTTGAGACATCATCCACTCACGCCTACGATCACATCTGAACCGAAGTTTTCTTGACCCACGCGACAGCTTTCTTTCTGCTGTCTGATAGGTTGCCCATGTTCCGGGCTCCCGGAGGTTGTTCAAGAACTCTTCGTCGAAGTACATCTTTTCTTTCCAATAAGCAGCCTTCGCACTGGCCTCCCCAATCCCATCAATTCCCACCATAGGGGCAATCGAACCGGGAGCAACAAACGGCGTCATTCCAGCGGAACCGTACTCTATCTCCCATTTAATGGCGTCAGAGTCATACGGCTGAGTAGGAAATAAACTTGAGAAGAACATGGAAGGCGCCCTGTCAAATTTACTGATTAGTTTATTTAGCGTTACCAGCTCAAGAGCTGATATGCCTGCAGAACCTTTCATCTTGGCACCTCCTTTACTTTAATATCGTATGCTGACCATCATCTACAGTCCCGAGGGCAGTAGCTGCGGCAGCATCGAAGTTGACCAGGGAGTTTGTATAAAGAATGGCGTTACTAACCAAAACCGGGGTAATTGCTCCCTGAGCATCTTCCCCTACACCGGTGTCAATGTCCTTATCCAGGATGTACTTCGCTGTAGACAGTTTGCCTGCAGCCCCAGACTCCACATAACAACAACAGGCCTTGGCCACAGTGTTATTGGCCGTAGCTATTCCTGTCGTGAAGGTAATAATTGCGTAATGGGAATAGGTTGTTCGATCAATGGATATAATCGCCCCACCATTCCCGTATTCGCCGCCACCATCGTTGTTGGCCAGGATCAGATCGTCTGCCACTGCAAACTTGTAGGAATCCTCCATGGTCACGTTGATAACGTCTACACCGGTAGCAACTTCTGCAAGGGCAAAGGCCCTACCGACATCACCAACATCAAAGAGAGTTGTTGCACACGGCACCAACTTCCCTATATTTCCGGCAGCCGAAATGTTCTCAGACAGTATCGTACCTGCCCTAAGAACACCGTACCCAGCCTGAACCGACTTATCTTTTATGAGGGCAATCTCTCGAATTGAATAATATAGAGCTTTGTGACCTGGTAATTCAGGCCCCCAATTCAATTGAGGAGTACTTCCCCCTAGAGCTCCGCTTGCCATAAGGCTAACCTCCTATTTAGTAAAATGAATTACTGAACCGCTGCGGGTGCCTGGCCAACATAGCCCAACATCCTATCCACGATGGTATCTGACTTCATCTGCTCAGGCAGGGTTGAACCCTCAGCGCCCCTGAGTGCGACACCAAATCCCTCAACCTCTTGGTTATTCTGAACTTCCCAATCAGTAACCTCATCAGCAACCGCTTTGGTAAATGCATCCTTGTCAAAAACGTCGTCAGCCATAAACTTACTTCTGGTGACTTGTTTCTTGACTTTTGGGTACAACCACTTGGGCAACCCACTCTCAGACAGTGCAGTCAACCAAATGGACTCAGTCTGAGCATCCAGGTCAGTTTCCCTCCGAAGAGCATCCTGTTTTTCCAAAGCAAGAATTCGATCCCCTGTCTCAGTGAGGTCTTTTGAAAGTCCCTCTTTCTCCGAAGACAAATCGCCTATCTGCTTATCCTTTTCATCCAGTTGAGTCTGAAGTTCCTCAGTCGCTTTTGCTAACGCAACCTTAGTAGCTTCCGCCACGTTGACCTCAGCGGCCTCATTGGCCTGAGCCATGAGTGCTTCATACTCCTCTGGAGATTCTTTCTTCAACTTATTCAAATCCATACTGAATCCCTCCATTTTGTCAGTTATTTGAACATGATCAGACCTAATATTCTCCACTTCTATATCAACGTGCTGTCCACTCAAAGAAAAGACCTGCGCCGTGGTCTGATCATCATAACCGAACACACATATTGAACATTCTTTGTACTCTGTTTTTCTCCACACCGTTCCCGGACCTTTAAGGGTGTGACCATTTACTTTGACAGATTCTCCCTCTTCCACATGCTCAATAACAGTGGGCCGTCCAGAGATTGAAGCCTGATAAGGAAACCCTGCGGTCGCGTTCTCTATAAATTTAACTGCGTCCTCTGAATCCAAAAAGGTGGTGTTCTTTTCGGTAAAGATCAGCCCCTCACCCTCTTTCACAGTAGGTTTCTTACTAAACCCCACCTCCCTAGTGGTTTCATGGTCTCTCAGAATAGGGAACTTGGCTTTATTGAACTTAATCCCCTTCAAGTCGATGGCTAAGTTGTTCCAATACCAATGCCCCTTTATGATGCCCCCTGAGTAGCCTACCATCTTAAAATGTGCTGGCTGTCCCTCTTTCGGAGCTGCAAACTCCATGGTGTGCTCCATGGGGTCCATAATGTGAAGGGCATTAACATCTATCTTAATTTGTTCAGACTTTTCTATTGTAGGTATAGTCATTACTACTTCCCCCCGTCACTCTTAGCCTTAGTAGTCTTCTTAGGCTCAACTTTTTTCTTACTATCAGCTTTCTTTTTAACATCTGCCCTACTGGGCTCAATCTGTTTTTCTTGAATTGATTCCGCATCCGCAGTTAAAATCAATTCAGGCAGTTCCATTTCCTCTTCAGCAGATCGATATCGTAATCTTCGGTATCCACTAAAGCCCATTCTTTTGGCCACGCTTTCTCTGGGGACCCCCAAGGTCTCAACAACTGAACCATGCTTGGTCCCGAGCAATCCTTTGGCCGTGACCTCAGCATCTGATATTTCAGAGGTTGGAAAATCAATCGAGATCAACTTATGGGGGGGCGACTTAGCCCAACGAGTCAGTGGCTCTTTATCCTTATCAAACCCAATAACTTCCTTCCGTTTGAATGTAGTTGGGAAACTTGTTGCCGCTGAATGTAGGAAAAAAATTGCCCTCCAGAAATCAAATATTAAAAAGCGTTCAAAGTATGCAATTTCATCCCTGATTCTGTCTGCTTGAGGCCCTCTTGTGGCCTTAATACCAGCAAACGTAGACCCAGAAGATACTCCGGTGACCATATCTTCAGGGCGGTTAAGCCCAGAAACAACCATACGAAGAATGTCTGTATCTGTCCCTGAAATGGACGAGAGCTGTGGATTTACGCACTCAACTTTGGTTCCCGGAGGAACCATGAGTGTGCCACCAGGCGTTTTCGCTTCCATCAATCCACAGGAGGCCTTCTCCGTTTCAGTCATGGCCAACCAAACTCTAAAAGCTTTAATGTCTTCAAAGGTGACTATCCACAAGTAGGCCCCGGACGATTTCTTATGATCTATTTCATATTTCTTAAGGTCTTCATAATAGTTCAACCACTCCAGGGTGGTTCTTATATGGGAAACATTGCGAGGAGTTAGGTACCCTTTATTCCAAGAAACAACAAAGGAGCTGAAACCTCCGAGGTTTGAGTACGGCTTTCCTGATTTCTTCGGATATACAATCTTTTTCCCTTTAAGACTCTTATGACCACTGACCTTCCCCCAAAGCTTGGGATAATAGGCCAAATAGATAGAGGGATATGCGTGAATCTCGGCACCACGAGCTGTTGTCACTTCAAAGAGATACAACAGAGGCATCGTTGGTTTTTTTGGGTGAAAGATAATTCCACTGTTCTTGTCACCACCACTCCGCAAAGAAGAGGGATCAACAAAATCAATTTCAACAAAACCATCCCGATGCAGGGTTAGGGGTAGAAATAATTCCCCCTCAATCTCGGCCCGGGCAACGTATTTGGTAAAATTAGTAACTAAATCATTTCTTGGGTCTTCAGAGATCCGCTCTACCAAATCATTGATCTCAACAATGTGTGAAGAAATATTAAAGCCAAAACCGGTAAGATTCCCGGCATAATCTCTAACGTATGAGTTTATCTGGGGATTACGAACAAACTTGGACCAACAGGCTTCTTGGAATCCGTCCTCGTCGAGGCCGCCCCTTCTTTGCCCACCAATGGATTCCCCGGAAACAGAATTGTTTACTGCGAACGAAAGATGCTGGACTAATTCATCTGGAAGATCAGCGATTGACTTTCCTATATCAGAAAAGGCGTGCTTAAGATTAACAATTTCACCCTTGACGGCCATAAATTCCCCCTACATAACCTATACAGTGGTGGATTCACGTTTGTCAAGGGGTTTCCCACTCCATATGACTAAATATGTTGAGTGAATTAGTCAAAACTTTCATCACTGGCTATTCGTTCCGCCGTTCTCTCCTCAAGATTGGCTGCTAAATTCAGCCGGGCTGCTACCCACTCAGCATCGGCTTTATTACCGCACCAGCAAACGAGCGCGCCCCCTGGGCTTGATATAACTGAATGGGATATATTTGGATGCCCATGATGCCTTACACCCATCCAAGTATTAACATTGAACATTCCATCCTCCTTATTCCGATATCAG